AATATTAGTCACATAATTAATGTCAATAAATTGATTTATGTCAGATGAAAACACATTGTGACCATAAGATTCTGCAACCTTACCAATAGAACGTGAACCAGCAAATAATTCAAGTACATTCATAAAATAATCTGCAAAGCAATCACACCAAGTGCAATCAATAATGATTGGCGTGAACGTTTAAGTTTGTGTTGTTGTTTATCATAACGTTCATTAAGGGCATTTAAAGCGTGTTGAGTGCGTTTAAAGTTTGTTCGTGTACTATCTATCAACTGGGTGTATTTAAGTTCCTTAAATGCGTTTATTTTTGATTGAGCAACAAGAGAATCTTTTTGAAGCAGTTCAACATAAATATCATCCATTTGATGCAAGGTAATAGCAACCAAAGTATCACCAGTCTTTTCATCTATTAATGCGGTTTGAGAATAGCTTAATGCGTTCAGAAGAAGGAAGGATGTGATAATTAGAAATTTTGCGTTCATAATAAAGTTTAATTGTATCTTGTTGTTTTTGTAAGCTATCCAATTGAATATAGATTGTATCGGTATTGGTTAGGATAGGCGGTTCAATGTTTTTCATGCGTGTTAAATCGTTGATCATTAATGATGCAACAATCAATGCAAATCCAAGTGTGAGAATGTAATATTTCCAGTTCATAATTGTTGTTTTACTTTGTGCCAATAGGCAAGTGTTTGTGGTTTCTTGTATCCATTTGGTCCACCATTCCAAACACGTGCAATGCGTTCAGGTGTTCCGTTGGGTGAATAGTATTCTTGTATTATATAAAATATTTCAATTGATTTTGTTTTGTTCCATCTATCATTTAAGGTGTATTGATTGCGTTTTAAAATACGATTCACATCTTTTATCATTATTGGTCTAATCTGCAAAACACCACAAGCATCCTCACGTTTGTTCCAAGCATATGGATTGTTGCGTGATTCAACATATATGATTGCATCAACCAAAGAATTATCCCTTGCCACACCATCAAATGATGATGTGGGTTGGAATAAATAAATAAACAATAAAATCACAGATTCACAATATTTTCTTCGGTTAAACTATCCATTAACTTACTAAAGTTTGTCACCAATTTGTCATGGATTTCATTCTTTGTATCTTGTTTTTCAAGTAAATCACAAGCATCCACAACAAATGTTTCAAGGGTACGTGACACACGTTTAATATCACGTTGTACTTTAACACCATTTATTTCAACATCATCCAACAAAGGAATCATCTCAAGTGACAATAAATATAATTTTATTAATGGGTTCATCTTAAAAACTGGATGCGGTTTGGTACTTTAAAAACTGAACATAAATTGATGTGATCTTCAAATGATGGTTTTTCGTATTCGCATAACGCTTCATATGTTTTAAGTGCATTGATGATTGTGGAGTGGTCACGAAATCCCATCAGCTTTCCAATCGATGCAAGTTTTAAGTTTAATATGTTACGCAAAAAATAAATGGTTGCATACCTTCCACGAATGATTTCTTGTTTGCGTGTTTTACTGCAAATCAAATCCTTCATATCGGTAGCGGTTAAGTTGCCATACAAAACTTTGATGATTGGTTTCTTTGCATAGTACTTTGCAACCTGATATTTGATTGCATCAGGTGTTGTGTATTCAGCCAGTTGTTTGTTAATCTCATAAACATCAAATGCTGGTATTAAATATGGGTGTACGTTTTTCATTTTGTAATTAGTGAATCTTTTGTATAGGTTAATCTTGGAACTGGGATTTGTTCACCATTCTCATCAACATAATTTGCGTTGTATTTCATTGCTGCAAGTGCTTGTTTCGAAGCGGTTTCAAAGTTCTTCAGTTCTTGGTGTAGCATTTGCCATTGTTCAATGTGCTTAAAGTCATAGCGTGTTGCTCCATTCCTTCGTTCAAATTTAATTCCATGCAGTTCAAAGGATTTGCCGTATTTTTCTGATTCCTCAAGTGCAATTGGTTCAATGTCCTTTAATGCTTGGTCAATCTCACGTTTGTATTCTTTGAGTTCTGCATATGCAATCAGGGGATCGGTCATCCCCTGAATCACATTATTTGCTATATCATTAAAATGGGAGGTTTTCATTTGTATCTTTATTTAACGATTGGTATTCTTTTGACATCATTATTTTTTCCTTAATAAAGTCAGGAAAGGAATCAAATAATTCTTGCTTAAAATCTGAATAAGTAAATTCTTGCATTTCATTAATTTGGTCAGGACAATCCATTCCTTTTGGAAGCATTGACACACTGGCAATATTTGCATATGTTTTGCCATTGCCTGATGTTTTGTGCGTGATTGACAAAAGACAAGGCACACCAAGAAGATTGGTCACATCAAATGAACTTGCTTCTTTGTCAGTGAATGATTTACCACGCCAAGATTCCAAGAATGCACGAAGTGTTGACTTTTCATGCAAGGATAGTGTGAACTCCTTTGCAATGACACGAGGTTGTTCACCACGTTCTTCATTGAATGTCATTGTTTCAGTTGGTAGTTCCCAAGTGATTCTTACTTTGTTTCGTTCTTTGGTTTCACCATTGAATGTTTCTTCGATGGTGCCAATGTGAATCATTGAATAACATCTTGCTGGATATGAACCTGCAGGAATAATTTCAATGCTTTTTTTACTTTGGTTTGTTGTTGCTAAAATTGCCATGTTTATATAAATTTAATGTATTTTGTTTCGTGAAAATAATCAATCAATGACATATGGAATGACTTTGCATTGCTTATTGCTTGTGCAAGTAGTTCCAATATTGCATCGTGATTGTTGAATGTAATGTTTCTTTTGCCTTCCAGCACACTATTAAGTGTGTGTATTGATATGTTGTGCTTGTCTGCAATCCTTCTTCGTTCAGTTACGGATGTGCAACACTTCAAAATATCTTTAAGTTCGTTTGATATTGTGTTTTGAAATTTCATTTTAACTTTTTATATATGGTTTCGTATTCTCTGATCTTTGATTTTATTCTAATAGATGGTGAATAATGTTCTTCATCATCATTATAATAATCAATGTACATTTGTTCCAGTTCATCAAGTTTATCTTGAACCAACTTTCGGAGTTGTGACTTTTCATATTCTGTCATGGTAATATTCTAATAGTGAAACAATGCCAATGACAAACATAATTGTTGCAATGACTGAATAATTAAGGGCAAACAATACCAAACTAAAAGGAAGGTATGTTGCAAAGTAGATAATAATATTTTTTTTCATGTTGTTATATTGAACTGCAAATGTATAAAAATATTTTACAATAAAAAAAAATAAAATAATTCTTGCATTGTATTAATATTTTATACTATATTTGTATCATAATAAAAAAACAATAACAAAATGAACAACACAATTAAAATAACAAAAATATTACTTAATCAAATTAAATATTCTAAAATGAATAATGAAGATATTGAATCTCCTTATTATATAGCAAAAGAATATTTTAACAATTTTGACATTAATACTGATTCAAAACTTTTTGATGATGTAGTTAATAATTTAATAAAATCAATATAACATTATGCAATACACAATCGAAGATTTAGGACATTTTTATTTGCAATCAATAGGATTGGAAACGTACGACCATTATTCAAAGAAGCACATTGAAAATTTAGGGTGGCAAGTTTTGGAATCATATGGTTCAATTGATAAAGCAATAGAACATTTTATAAATTAGGACACGTTTTGAGATTTTTTCCCTTATTGCTCCCCCGCAAAAATCAAATTCATTTTAAGGGGGGGGGGTCACTTGAGAAAAAAATGTGTCCTAAATCGTTAAACTATATGATTATCAATGTTTTACGCGGACACATAGGATTTGTTTTGTTAGTCTAAAAATAAAAATTATAAATTTGTAGCCACAATATGATAAAAAATACAAAGATTTCAATCTTTAAATCACTTTTCAAAGCCAGTGATGTACCCTATTGTATCCAACTTGACCAATCACTAAAAAGAATAAAGGAAGGAAAGTCAAAAAACATCATTGATAAGATGATGAAACTGGAAGGTGATGCACGTTCCAAACTTAAAAACACACTACCTTGTATTATATTTAGTGGTGAGTTTTCTCAAAGAAGAAAGTCAGGACTAAAAGAACATAGTGGTTTGATGGTGCTGGACTTTGATAAAATACCAAATAATAAGATGGATATGATGTTTGACCAGCTGAAACAAAACAAACATATTGTTTCGGTATTTATGTCACCATCACGAAATGGATATAAAGCCATTGTATCAATACCAAAATGTAATGCCAAAGAACATGAACAATATTTTAAGCAGTTTAACAAGGATCACCTTTATGACTATTTTGATGGTGCTACTTGCAACGTTGATAGAGTTTGTTTCGAATCATACGATCCAAATATTTACATTAATTATGAAGCTATACAATACAATCCAAAGCTGGTTGATGATGGTTTTCTAATTGCTGAAAAGATTCCAACCATACCAATCAATGATGACTTTAAAAAGATTGAATTGATAATGAAGTTCAACTGGCAAAAGGATTTTATTGAGGGTGAACGTAATAATTTTATCTTGGACATTGCCAGTGCTTTTTGTGAATATGGAGTTCAAGAAATCAATGCAGTCAATTATATACTTAACAATGTTGTTCATGGTCAGTTTAGTGAGGATGAAACAAAGAACACAATAAAAAGTGCATATCGTATTAGACAATTTGGTTGCAAGTATTTTGAAGATTGGTCCAAAATAGATAGTATTAAAAAGGATTTAAAGTATGGAAAGGAAAAGGTTCAAGAACTGCACAACATTAATGATGATGTTTATGACCAAGTAAGTGAAGAATCAGAGCATGATGACTTTTGGTATTATGATAAAAAGCAGAATATAAAAATAGATCCTTTAAAGTATAAACTATTTTTGGAAAGGAATGGATTTAAAAAGTTCTTCTTTGCTGATAGCTTAAAACCATCGTTTGTTAAAATACAATCAAACATTGTATCTGAAACATCAACTGAAATAATAAAGGATTTTGTTTTATCTTATCTATTGGACAATAATGAAATTGATGTGTATTCATATGTGGCTACATATCAAAACTTATTTACTGATTCGTTCCTGACCATATTAGAAACAATTGACCTAATGATGTTGAATGATACCCAACACAAATCATTCATTGCATTTAGGAATGGTATCTTGGAGGTTACAAAGGACAAAGTATTTTTAAATGAGTATGTTAATGTAAATGGATACATATGGAAAAACCAAATTATTGATCGTGACTTTAATGAAAATGATAAGATTGACAACGATTATCAAAAATTTATTAATAACATATCCAGCGGTGAACCATTATCTATTGAATGCACAATTGGTTATTTATTACATACCTATAAGAATAAGATTGATAACAAAGCTATCATACTAAATGATGAGGTGATTAGTGACAATCCTGAAGGTGGAACTGGAAAAGGTTTATTTGTTCAGGGATTAAAAGAAATCAGAAGGGTTGGCATATTAGATGGTAAATCGTTTGATGATAAGAAATCGTTTCCATATCAGACTATAAGTCAAGATACACAAATATTGGTCTTTGATGATGTCAAGAAGAATTTTGACTTTGAATCAAAGTTTAGTTTGGTTACTGAAGGAATTACACTGGAACGCAAAGGAAAGGATGCAATCAAGCTTGGTGTTGAGGAATCACCAAAGATGTTGATTTCAACTAACTATGCAATTAAAGGTGAAGGGAATAGCCATGACCGAAGAAGGCATGAAGTTGAGGTGGCACAATATTATAATAGTGATTTAACACCATATGATGATTTCGGTCGGACATTATTTGATGACTGGGATGAGGATGAGTATGCACGATTTGACAATTACATGGTGGGTTGTATTCAATTATACTTCACACATAAACTAATTAAACAAACCAATGCAAAGAATATCAAATTGCGTAAATTCATATCTGAAACATCACAAGAGTTTTACGAATGGTGCAATTATGATGGAACTGAATTGTTTAATATTAGATTAAATAAACGCAATATGTATGATCAGTTTGTGAATGACTATCAAGATTATAAGAAATGGCTAACACAAAAGAAATTTAACATTTGGGTTAAGAAGTATGCAAACTATATCGGTGGCGAATATACCGAAGGACACACAAATGGTGATAGATGGTTTATGGTTGATTACGATTTACCTTTTTAAATTATGAATATAACAAACGAAGATAATATGGACCTTATGGCAAGGTATGATGATAATCATTTTGACCTTGCAATTGTTGATCCTCCTTATGGTATTGGTTTTGGAGAATTTAATAGAACTAATAAAACAAGTGATGGAACAAGAGTTAAAGCAAATAAGTATAAACATAGTAAATGGGATGATTCAATTCCAACTAATAACTATTTTATAGAATTAAAAAGAATAAGTAAAAATCAAATTATTTGGGGTGCTAATTATTTCCCTTCATTATGGATTAATGGTTGTAAGGGTTTTATTTTTTGGTATAAAGGCAATCCCGTTCCAAACTTTTCTGATGGCGAATTAGCATACACAAGTTTTAATAAAGTAGCAAAACAATTTGATTTTAGATATTATGGAGGTTTAGAGGGCAATACTTCAGCAAGTAATAAAATACATCCAACACAAAAACCAATAGCCTTATACGAATGGCTTTTAATGAACTATGCAAAGGAAGGTGACAAAATACTTGATACTCATCTTGGAAGTGGTTCGATTGCAATAGCTTGTCACAATCTTGGGTTTGACTTAACCGCGTGTGAATTGGACAAAGAATATTATGATGCAGCAATGAAAAGGTTGAATGATCATAAGTTGCAACAAAAGTTGTTTTAATGGAGTTAAGAGATTATCAAAAGGATATTGTAAGGCGTGGTGTTGATATCATTGCAGACCATCGTTTGCTTTATTTGCAAATGGAAGTCAGGACTGGCAAAACACTAACATCATTATCAATATGCGAAGAACTTGGTGCATCTAATGTTTTATTCATAACTAAAAAGAAAGCCATTAGCAGCATCAAAGATGATTATGATAAATTTGGTTTTAGCTTTGATATAACAATAATAAACAATGAATCATTGCACAAAGTAGATGGTGACTTTGATATATTGGTATCTGATGAGCATCATCGAAATGGTTCGTTTCCCAAACCAAACAAATCAACTAAACTAATTAAACAACGTTGGTCCACATTGCCAATGATATTCTTATCAGGTACACCAAACGCGGAAAGCTATTCCCAAGTTTATCATCAATATTGGGTAAGCATACATTCACCATTTAAACAATGGACCAATTTCTATAAATGGGCAAAGGAGTTTGTGAATGTTACTGAACGCAACTTTGGTTATGCTAATGTCAAAGACTACTCAAGTGCTGACTATAATAAGATAAAACCATATATTGATAAGCACATTATTACATACACACAATCAGAAGCTGGATTTGAATCTAATGTGAATGAACACATATTGTGGTGTGATATAAAAGAAAGCACACATGATATTATTAACACACTTAAGAAGGACAAGATTGTTGTTGGTAAGGCTGGAGCAATCATAGCTGATACATCAGTCAAGATGAAAAACAAGATACATCAATTGTGCAGTGGTTCGTGTATTCTTGAGGATGGTAGTGTTGTGATACTTGACACATCCAAAGCTGAATACATACGTGATAAGTTCAAAGATAAAAAGATTGGTTTATTCTATAAGTTTAAAGGTGAACTGGATATATTAAAGCAAGTGTTTGGTGATAGCTTATGTACTACATTAGATGAATTCAATAGTAGTGATAAGAACATAGCACTTCAGATCATATCAGGTCGTGAGGGTATCTCATTGCGTGAAGCTGATGCGTTGGTGTATTATAACATTGACTTCAGTGCAATCAGTTACTTCCAGTCAAAGGATAGGATGACTACAATGGAAAGGAAGAACAATGATGTGTATTGGATATTTGCTCGAAAAGGTATTGAATCAAAAATATATAAGAGTGTGACTAATAAAAAGGACTACACGTTAAGAATGTTTAAAAGGGATTATGAACTATCAATCTAAAGTAATAAAGGAATATAAAGACAAAGGTTATATGGTGTTAAACATAATAAGGTTAAGTGAGAATGGATTCCCTGACCTTATGTGTTTGAAGGATAGCAAGGTTGTGTTTATTGAGTGCAAGACTGCTGGTGATACCTTAAAGCCATTACAACGATATAGGATTGACCAATTGCGTGAAATGGGCTTTGAAGCAATGTGTTTAAAAGATGATAAAATAATTTATTAAATTTGTAGCGATATGACAAAACAAGAACAAGAAGAATTTTTTGATGAGTACATAAACAAGATGCGTGATGTACTACTAAACAAAGGTGATGACTATGCCAATGTAGATAGGTTATCAAACTTTAAGATGGCTGGTCAAATAGCTGGTGGGAATGCACAACTTAATTGTTTAAACCTTATAGCAACAAAGGTGGCAAGACTTGGTGTGCTTATCAATAGCAAAGACAAACCAAAGAATGAATCAATTAATGATTCAATCATGGACCTTGCTAATTATGCGTTATTACTTGCAATGATTAATTATGACAATTGAAATAGGTCAATACAAAGAACAAATATCGTTTGGATTAAGTTTCAATCGTTTTAATAATAACAAAGCATTGATATTTGATTTTGGTGTTTATTATTTAGAGATAAGAATATTATGAAGGTAAATCAAATTGTGGATGGATTTTATGAATACAATGAACCATACTTTGATGTGGACTTATTAGATGCTGATGACTTGTATGCAATCCAAGAGATTGCCACACAGAACGTGTTGCCATTGTTTCTTGGTAAGATGATAAACAAACCAGCAGAAGAACTTTATTCATCAAGATATGGTTTCCATTTACCTGATAAAAAGTTTTGTGAACTACTGATTCAATACTTTCCATTTGAAGATGCGTTTGTAATTGGAGATTGTAGTATATATAACAAGTATGGAAAGGAATTTACTGATGATGAACATAGACACTTTCATGAATAAAAACAAAGGGATAGGGGGGTTTGAAATCTACAACAATATGTACTGCAAACGTTCGCGGGGCTTTTTTTACACATTTACAAGTATAGGGTATGGGTAGAAAGGGACCAACACCACAACCAATTGCAGTGCTGAAGGCAAAAGGCACAATAAACGTGACACGTGCAAACGATCCAATTGCAGACACGAATGCTTTGCAATGGGTACACAACGAAGTGCCATCTCCACCTGAAGATTTGAATGATGTTGCAAAACAAATGTGGACACAACAACTTATGCAGTCACAAAAGTTGTATGGATACATTTCATTTATTGACCTGACTTTATTTAAAGAATATTGTTATGTATATAGTGAACTTGAATGGTTAAAAGAAAACACAAAAGGAAGGTATTATCTTGATGACAAAGGAATGAAAAGAATTGATCCATTATATACGGAATTAAATAAATTACGAAAGGACTTTTTAAGATTGTCACAAGAGTTTGGATTTAGTCCATCGGCAAGAACAAGAATTCAGTTGCAACAAAAACCTGAAGAAGATAAGGACATATATTCTGATGGCATATAAAACTAATTTTAAAAATATTGATTTAGACAAATACTACTTTGATGAAAGGACTGCAAACATTGTTGTCCAATACATTGAGGAAAATGTCAAACACGTAAAAGGTGACAAAGCTGGTGAACCATTTATTTTGGAGCAATGGCAAAAGGATGATATTA